TCCAGGCACAGCAATGCTGAATGTGCCAATATTTCTCTTGGTGGTGTCGTAATCGTCATCACTGGCGTCATCAAATCTAAAGACTGCAAACTGCTCTGGGACGAGTCTTTCATTGATGACGATAATATCACCAGAGTTATCAACAACAGAAGTTTTGTTTCTCGATCCAACCTGATCGGTAGTTTCGATGATGCTTTCATATTGAAGCGTGCCATCAAACTTAAGGGAATGGATGGTTGTTGCTTTTCTATCTTCCGCATAGTCAATAGTAGTAGTAATGACAACGTTGCCGAAGATGTCAACGTGGAAACCAGTTGCATTGATGGAAGTGTAGTCTCCCTGAGGAGTCATAGTTTTGATAAACTTCCAAGCATTTGCATTGTTTACATCAGAAAGAGTGAACTTACCAAATTGAATTCTTTCAAACTTACTATTAGCGTTGTTAAATACATCCCAGCAGATGAATACGTCACCATACTCATCAATTTCAAACTTGGAGTTTCTTACATAACCACCACCGATGGGGGGAATCTGCTTGACGTAATCAACTTCGATGTTTGCCCCATCGAAGAAGAATTCACCATAAATGAGGTTATCTGTATCAAAGTTAACGCCAGTGAAGAAGAATCTGTCATCGGAGATCCACTTGATTTGGTCAATTCTTTCATCACCATTGGAAGAAGCAATCTTACGCTTCTCTTTGATGTCGCCATCATTGTTGGATTGAATGACCCAGATATCCATCGCATCTAATGCGTTAGTATCTGTATAACCAACCAGATAGATTGACTTATTCTGATCCAGATAGATATCACTTACGAAATCCCTTCTGGCAGGACCAGAGATACCTGCGATAGATTTCTGCCACTGTAGAGTGCCTGTGGGGGCATTCTGAGCGTCTCTTTCGGAGATATACTTACCAAACCAGATATCAGGGTTAAATGCTGCGTTGTTGGGATCATATGTTTGGCCTGCAACATAAATGGCGTCGTTTTCTTCTGTGTCATCAACATACAGAGAAACGAATTCCATTCTCTTGACGCCAGCGTTGTTGGGCAGCAAAGTCCTAACCCAAAGCACATCTCCATTGACATCAAACTTAGCGAGGATGCCGAGCATATCGTCATCTTCGGTTTCTTCAAGAGATCCACAAACGTAGTATTCTCTCTTGCTGGTAATTGTCGAATCGTGGACCTGCAGAGTGCCACCATCATTCAGATATTCAGACAACCAATATCTAGTCTTGGTAAACGATTGTGGGTGACTGACACGAATCTGCGGGGGGTCGTTAATATCAAAACCATTACCAGAGTTGATGATATTAAAGGAATCTGCAACACCATCGGATCTGAGGTTAATTGAAAACTCACCATCTTTACCATTGTTGCTGATCAGCTCATAAGTGGGAGGAATGGTCGCTGTATATCCACTACCAGGGATATCAACGGTAACATCTTCAATACCAGACACCACCTTAACTTTGAAAGTCTTGTTGGTGTTGGCGGTGATGGGCTCAGAGTTGACAATGATTTCATCGCCAGCAATCAAATCATGATTCTCAGATGTTGTGATAACACCGTAGGGTCTATCGTTGATGATCTCCTTACTATATGACGTGACTGCAACACCTTTAATCGAATCGATGATTGCCGATGCGCCAAAACCACCTGTGCCTTCGTTGTCAAAGAAAATAGTGTCATTGACCTGATAAGATTGACCAGGGTTTTCAATAACGAAACCATCAATCTGTGCAGTTTCAAACTGAGTAACAGTTTCAATGTCAATATCGACTTTGGACTCTGCAGAAACTTTCGGGAAGTAATCATAAATTTGCAGGGTTGCTTCCTCGGTCATCTCCAGAAGCTCTTGTTGCTCTAGAGCATCGATGATGCCATCCTGATTGCTATCTTGAATCTCAAAGATGATGGGCCAACCTTCATTCTCTGTCGTCAGGACATCAGACTCTTGGTTTGGTTGACGCTCAACATCGATATCAACCTCAACAAAAGGCACACGATATCTAACAACGTCTGTGGGGATGTTTTCTTGAGTTGCACCTTGAGACAGGTTCCAGGAGTCTGGGAGTGAGTTGAATGCTCCACCCAAGATGTATGGAAACTGAGGAATACCTGCATCAGAAGAGTCGATGGTTACAAAGTATGCATAGGTGCCATCGGGATACTCTGGTGTTTTGCAGAAACGACCATTATACTGATCGAGATCACCAGACTGGAAGACATACTCATAGTCGGGCACAAAGGATCCAGCAGGATAGTCCGAAAGCAAAGGACCATCTACCCTAGCGGGGTTTGTATTGGTCAGAGCGTCATAGACGATCTCATCTTTCAGTTTGTAAGATGTGCGAAGTCTTCTGATACCACTGTTTTGGTCAGTGGGATCGCCATAACCATAAGGTCCATAAATCGGGTTGCCGTCATATGCCCAACCCAAGATTGGAGAGTGCTTATAGTTTGTCTCTAATTCTTGGAATCTATTCGTTTCTGCATTGAGGAAGACGTTATCGCCAACCACATAACGCAATTCCTTGGGGTCGGAGAGGTGGGCATATTCACCACCATATTGGTTGTTGAGACCAGTAAAGACGTAACCTCTAGCAACGTCATACTTGGAATTCAACTCATATTCAAAGTTTTTATTCCATTCAAACACCTGCGCTTCAAACGTTGCAAAATCGCCAACTGCTTCAAGTCTAACAGTGGTGTTACCTTGGGTATAGTTAATACCTCTGTTTACGATCTCAATACCAATTACTTTACCAGCGTCTTCACCAGTAGTTGCAATAGTCGCCTTAGCAATAGCACCAAATCCATCACCGTTGATAATGACTCTAGGAGCAGTGGTATAACGTCTACCAGAGTTAATAGTAGCAATAGACACGATACGGCCATTCAGGACGATCGGTTGTGCTAGAGCACCTTCACCAGAGGTCACAGTGACCTTAGGAAGCGATGTGTAACCACTACCAGCATTAGTCAAAGTGACAGACTGGATAGGACCACGAATGTTTGCAATAGCAGTAGCACCCGTGCCACCACCACCAGTAATGGTGATGCTAGGTTGGGAAGTGAATCCACTACCAGGAGATGCAACCAGAATTCTGGTGATAACACCATTAGTAACCACAGCGGTGCCAGATGCACCTGTGCCACCTCCACCAACGATGGAGATTAGTGGAGAAGTTTCATAACCACTACCACCATTTGTGACCTCAAAAGAGGATACGCTACCGTTAACGGTAACAGTTGCAGACGCGCCAGCTCCACCACCACCTTCGATCAAGACTACTGGGGGAGCACCAGCATCATAGTCTTGACCAGCATTTGTAACACTAATACCAGTAAGAGGACCAAAGAGAATTGCCTCAGCAGACTTATATGTCCAAATAGAGACACCATTCACCCATGCACCAATAGCGGTGTTGGGTTTGATCTCTTCTCTTTCTGAAACGGTATTAACAACCCTGGGGATCCTAACCAGTTTTCTCTGGTTACCAGGGATAAGTGCCGATCCAGTAAAGGGTCCAATCTTGTAGTTTGGCAGACCAGATGCTGCCACATACACAAAATTATTGTTAAAGAAGGAGTTTTGAATATTAGTCGTAAACTCGGTAACGACTCTATTGATTGCAGGTTCTGTTGACTTACCTCTGTTGAGGTCAACGGAAAGCAGAATATTGCCAACAGGAACAATGTCGCTAGGGGTGTCGATTCTATACGAGAAAGTATATTCATCGATACGAGAAGAAACTTGGAATGTGCCGTTGTAAATAACTGGGTTTGCACCATAGATTGTGACGGTATCTTCCACAAGCAGACCGTGGGGTTGCTCTGTGGTAACAGTTGCAATCTGAAGAAGACCACCAGGCTCGATGTTATCGACCTGAATCAGTTTCTTAACATTGTAGAACCAGGATTCCAGTCTTTGCTCACCAGGGGAGTCGGATCCCAAAGCAGCAACGTTGAGTTTGTCACCTGGCAGGTAGTAAGATCCAGTATCATCCAGAACAGTGCCTGCTGCTTCAGCAATACCAAGCACACGCATCTTCACTTCATTGCTTGTGCCTTTATTGGCATAAATGAAGATATTGGACGAAATCAAAGACCCTGGATCCCAATCTTCGACAACACCATTTTTAGATCTGGTGCATTCGATAAATTGGTTGAGTGATTTTTCCTTATACTGAACTTCTTCAGTCTCAGAAATAAAGAATGTGCCATTTCTCTCTGGCCATCCAATAGTGGAGTCAACAGTGATAATCTGATCTGTTGTAGTCAGAGGCTCGACAAGACGAGTGTTGTATGGGATTTTGAATGTCCCAACAAGTGTTTCCTCAGAAATGACCAATTCGTAAATTGTATCTTCACCTTTAATGATGGAGATTGCATTTTCAACGAGTGCCGAAGCATATTTGACATCCTGGTCAACTTCGTCGGCATATTGGACGATCTCAGACTCAATTAGGTTTACTGCAGACCCAGAAACGATCTGACATCTCAAAATCGTGTCAACAACCCAAGTTGCAGCAGATGGAGAGATGATTTGATCCTTTGGATAAGAAATATCGACTTCTTCACCAAACAGGACCTTAAACAGGAATTTGGCGCCAAGAGCAGTGCCCTTTGCCAAATAGAAGTCACGAATATTCTTAATGACTTCTGTTGGGTTGACCTTGGTCGGATCTAACTCAATAGTGGGGAGATATTGCTTTCTAAACTTCTCAAACAGTTGATAGATGAAAATTGCATCTAGGTTGTGGACAACCGACCCCACTGGGTGAGTTGAAACACGAGTTTGAGATTCTTTTGCAAAGATTTGGTTACCATAGTCATCATATTCAACTGTGGAAGAGACTCCACGCACAACGCCATTAAAGGATGAAGGCACATACTTTCTGCCACTCTCTTCAATGACAAAACCAGTAACTTCATCATATCCAACGTCAACTGATGCTTTGGCAGCACTGGGCTCAGCAATAAAGATTTTGGGAGGGAATTGCTCAGAATATCCTGTGCCAAAGTTGGTAATGTTGATGTCAGTTATCTCACCATTGAAAATAGTAGCAACAGCAGTGGCTCCTCTGCCGCCAACGGCATTGCCATATGCATCTTTTCTATCATCAACAATGTAGACGGATGGAGCATCTTCATAACCCCTACCTCCAGTAAGAAGCTCGATATCGGTGACTGCACCAGATGCAACAGTTACATCAAGCACCTGAGCGCCTACTGGATCGATAACACGGCATCTAGGAGGTGTTGTATACCCACGACCTCGGTTGGTAACTGTAACAGTAGCAATGCCACCATTGGAATCCAGAGAGCACTCTGCCTGAGCGCTAATGCCGTCAGCAGGAGCAGGATCGATGTAAATAGTTGGAGGATTGGAATAAAATACGCCAGGGGCAGTGATGCCAATGCTATCAACATTTACGCGACCTTCGGAGTCGATAGTGGCATCGGTAATTCTACCACCACCAGGATTCTGGAAGTTAATAACTGGAATGAAGTCATATCCCGATCCAGAGTCGGTGATATTGATGCTGGTGACCTGACCAGTCGCATCATCAATTTCTATAGAAACCTGAGCTTGTCTGCCATTAGGGTTTGTAGGTGCAGTTACGGTTGGGATCGGGGGATTGTATGATGTATACCCCTGACCACCAGCAATAAGATTGATATTCTTAATACCACCAACCAAACTATTAGCACAGGCAAATTCTCCTGTTGTGTCGGTCTGGATAGTTACCCTAGGAGCAAATTCCAGTCTATATCCATTACCACCTTGCTTAACAAGGACTTTAGTCAGTTGGTTGTTTTCAACATTACAAACAGCACTTGCGCCAGATCCAAAACTGGCAGGCACAAATTCAACTGCTCGCACATGCATGGTATCCGAGGATCCCAATGCATACTTCATGACAAGGTTGTCATAATAAACGTTATATTGCTCAAACGGACGCTGGAGTTGACCAGTGCGGTTAACAATCAGACCAACGTCAGAAATGGGAGTATATGCTTCCCCATTCACCCTCAGAGGATAATACTTAGACTGATCCCACTCAGACAGAGGAATCTCGTCCATGGTGACAACAACTTTGTCAGCAAAACCAACCAGATAGACGATGCTAGTGAATCCTTCGTCATCGCCACCTACAGGGACCCTAGGGGGGTCTGTAAAGACGATATCGGTGGCATCGACGGTATAGTCATCCCCAGGACGTAATGTTTGACCATAGACGGTCACGATGAGGTGATCTGCTGATGCAGCGCTTACTGGAGTGCCAAGATAGGTAAGCGGGAATCTACGACGAGTGCCATCAAACCCAAAATAAGGGTTTTCTAGGAATTGCTTCTTTTTGTCAAATTCAAACGGAGCAATACCAGGGGTCAGAATAGAGTCAGGACCACGAGTAGTAGACTCATAGTACATGATCTCATTATCGACCATCAGGGTGCCATTTGTTTCCTGATAACCGTTAATGTCTTCAACAACGACCTCTGTGGAGTTTAGATCCACAGACTGCAGCACCGTAGTGCTACTGGTCAAATTATCTGAGGTATATGTGCTAACATCCAACCACTTCAACAAGTCGTTGAGGATGTTGTATGGTCTGCCGATTTTCTCCTGGGATTTGTAATATTCCTGGAGGAACGCGATAAGTTGTCTATCTTCCGACTTGATAAAGTCAGGAAACTGCTGCTCTACCCTGTCGGAAATTCTTAGTGTAGACATATTCTCAGAAGCACTCGTCTAGCTCGGGATACTGGAAGGTATCCGTGGGATATTCAATGATATTTATTGTCGATGTTCCACCGAAGTTGAAACCATTAAAGTTATTGGGATCAAACGTTGGAATAGTAATATCGTTGACTGTAAAGTCGATTGGGTTAACTTGAGGGTTTAGAATCGTTGGGTCTGTGCCAGCGGGGACCGTGAGAGATCCACCAGCAGGATAAACCACAACAGGCACCCTATTTGTGTTATCAGGAGTCAAAGCGATATTCAGAGGACCGACGCAAACTGTGCCAGATGCGTAGTCAACTGTGCCGACATTGGTATTCAAAATTACTTCTTGCTCGTCCCTAACGGTAACGAGAATCATATTACCCAGACCGTCGTCTCTAAGATTCACAGGGACAAGAGTTTGGTTATTTTCTAGGCTACTAAATGCTGGAGTCTGAATAACGCCACCTGCAGTAGTTCCTGCTGCCACAAGATCTTCAGTGTATCCAGTAGCATAGAATGTGCCAGATTTCACAACAGAGAAATTAGGAGCACATCCACCTCCCGTTCCGTTACCAGAAGTCGGGCTGCCAGAATAATTGTCTGGATTATACAGTGCGTTTCCAAAATCAAGACACTGGTTAAAGACTTGACCAAAATTGAATTCTGTCAGGTTTTGACCGAGAGTTACTTGAGATGTGCTACCAGAAATGGAAGGATCTGAATTGTCAATCACTGCTGCGAGTTTAGACGCTTCGATTCTTCCGTTGTATCTGTTGGCAGAATTCTGAGAATTGTAATCATCAATATTCTTAAGGATCTTAGTCCCAAGATCATTACCAGTCAGATTTGTCTTATTGCCGTTGTAGTAGACGTAGGTCTTCGGCAAGACATAGAAGACCTTGGGATCAATAACTTCGATTCCAATAGATGCAATCGAATAATCTTTAAGTTGATTCCTAAGTCTTGCTTTTGTCGTTTCGTTTAGAGTCGATCCAGTTTGGGGTCTGACTGCAATAAAAACTTTACCGTAGATAGGTGGATTGAGTCTCTCGCCACCATATGCAACAACGCTCTTAGATTGTGGGTAAAGTTGTCTAACGATGTTTTCATAGTCAGACTCCGTTACTGCTCTATTTTGAGTAGTGTAGAGTCTGGGGGCATTATATTTGATTGAAATTGGAGTTTCTCTTGGAGACCCGTCCTGAGCAGGAGTAACTGTCCTTGTGGAAATGGAGGATGCTGCAATAACTCTACCTTGTGAGTCTGTTGCTGTACCAATAAATTGGAAGTCTCTAGCACCGTTAGCGTCTTCGCCAGTGGTCCTAACATAATCAATCTTGACAAACTCACCATCAATCAATTTACGTCCGAGGACACCATCGCCAAAAATAAGACGATATCTGAGGTCATCTACTTCCTCAAGGAAATAGACACGAGAATTGCTATCTAATGCAACGGCACTCGTTGCTTTGTTGTAGATATCAATTTCGCTGGACTGCACCGAGGGAGAGATATAGACAATCATTCTCTCTGTGTCCACATCTTCACTTGGGATAACATATTCCTTTGTCTTTGTGTTGTTGACAATAAAGGAATGGGTCAGAAGGTTTCCCTGATAGATGGCAAGACACTTGAATGTAGCAATACCCGTTGTTGGATCAACTGCTGCAGTTTGCTTTGTCATGAGTGTGAAGATAAAATCTTCAACCACCGTTTCAGCAATGAAGGAATCTCCCTTTCTGAGATTCACAAATTCTGGGTAGGTCAAACCGTTGGATCCAATTTCTGTTTGGACATCAACAGTCACCTCTGCCATTGCGGCTTTGATAGACCTAGGTGTATAATTAAGTTGCTTAGCAATCTTGACAATGTTATCTCTAACAGTTGCAGTTTCAAGGAATGCTTCATTCAGCGCCATGTTGGCATTGAATGCTGTGTAGTAAGTATTGTATGCTAGAATATCCAGCAAATAAGACGCAGCAGATCCCTCAAAATCGTAGTCGGTAAATTCACTACGAGTCCTAAGGTATGATCTAATAGACTCTTTTATTTCAAAAAAGTCTAGTGACGTTACTTCTGATGGGATTGCCGACATGACTTACGCTTTCTCCAGCACGAAATCTACTTCTTTAATAATTTGCTCTCCGATAATTGTGTAAGTAAGTTTGACTTCAATCTGATTGTTGTCATACCCATCACGCACATCAACTCCTCTTACGGAGATTCTCCTTTCAAAGCGAGAGAGTGTTGATCTGATCTCGTCTTTAATTGCCTCTCCAGTAAACACATCATACGGCTCAAATAGCAATGCATTTACTCTAGATCCAACGTTATGCTGGAAAGGTCTTTCTCCAAGTGCTGTTTTCACAAGATTCATGACGGACTGCTTGATGGCATTCTCGTTTTTGACAGCACCAAAGTCGCGGGTATTTGGATTGGAATTAAACGTCATGTTAAAATCCCGATACCCGCGACTTACGTTTTTGTCTGACTTAAACTTATAGGGCATTAGTGCCAACGCTCAACGAAATCGTCAAACCCATTTTTACCACCACACCATTTTGAATAACGATCTTTGGGCGGATCGTTGGGGTGCTTATGCACCTTACCCAGGTATTTATCACTTCTAGGGTCGGTGATTAACACCATTCCCGACTTGATAAATTCGTTGCCTTGATCTGGAATAGGGTGATTTGCCATCTGTCTCTCCTTTAGGGGTCAACAGAACTTTTATAGTGGTTTCTATCACTACGAATTTATTTATAGTCCCAGGGCCAGTGGTTATTTGGTTTCTCCCACCAAAAATGTAAGTCTGTCATATAATCGTCATAATAGAGTGACACAAAGTCGCTCTTAAACTTGCTAAGCATATTTTCGCAAAGAGCAACAGTATAATAATTCTTCTCTACAAACTTTTCCATGGTATTGGTAATCCAAGTGTAGTTGCTACCTCGGATTACCCCTGCCTCAATCAACACAAAATTTTTCCAATCTAATACCCACTCTGCAAAGTTTAACTCAAAGTTAATTTTGTATTGTTGTGCATCCTCATCTGGGAATGGGACGTTAACTGACTCAATATGAAAAATCTCCCCATCCATACTCAGACCGTGAGACAGAAGTTGCGTCACGATGCCTGAGTAGTCTGGGGAGACACAAAGAAAGCAGGTCTTACTCGGATGAATGTCTGGTTTAGACACTTTAATCTTATAGATCATCTCTTCTATAAGTGCCATCTCTTGCTCTCTAGAGATGTAGAGTAAGTCTCTGCCGTTTGTCATTAGAATAGATTCAGTTGATTGTTTTCGGTTTTATAGGTCGGTGGGTGAAAAGCACAATACTCGTTGAATGTGATTTTCATTTCCTTCCAAGAAAGATTGCAATTCTCTGCTGCTTTGGGGACATTCCATTTGGCAGAGAAAAGCATCTCCATAGACTTTCTAGTCTCAGGTCTCATTTCTTACCCTGACCACGATAACGCTTCTTGCGACCGTTGCGAGAGGAAGCACCAAGGTGAGTATTCTTAGAGCAACCTTGACGAGTTTTCTTGGGGGGACCTTCGGTATAATTGCTGCGGACAAGTCCAACTTTTGCCTTTGCCATGAGTGACCTCAAACTACCCACTAATTATACATCATCCAGACCAAACTGTCATCGACCCATAAGCAACAACACTACTGCAGGGGTATGACCATCCTGGGAATCCGACGCCCAATGGATCAAGAATCCTTATGACAAGTCTCTTGAGTGCAAACGTGAAAATGGTGGTCGGATATGCCGTCCTAGAGTGTCCAATCCCTTTATCCTCTAGAGTTAGCACAGAGCATGGAATAGGGGTCGGCACGGGGCATACAGCGTTGCCACAGGGGCACATGTAGATGATGATGTTTGTGCATGTGCTCGGGTGGGGAATAAATGTGTCTCCAGCAAGCATGATCGGAAATCCATGCACCAAAACAGTTGCTCTGTCTGGCGTAATTGGAAAAATGGGGATCAGAGACAGAGGTGGCCACCAACAAGAGTATTCCTTGATTTTAATTGTCCTAGGAATAGGAGGACTACCACAAGATTGGGTGCTATGCACCACAGGAGGCAAACAGAGTCCATGTCCTGAGCAAGGAAGACCGTTTAGGGCGGCAACAGGTTTTAGAAGTCCTAATGGCATTAAGTTACACCTCCGATTGTCCTGCCATCGGTATATGGGTATTCATCTTGACACTCATCGAAGTAGGGGTTGCCCAAATTACGAAGTGTGCGACCGAGTGCTGTTGTGCCACCACTAAGATAATTCAATACCTTAAAGGTGCCAGAATACGGTCCCATCTTCATTCTATATTTACCAGTTGTTATTCTACTAGGGTCAATAGCAATAGAAACGTCGGCAACACTCTCTAGAGCGTTACAGGAGTGGCAGAGACCCGTCCCTGTGCTGCTCTGACCCGCAAAGAAGAGAGAATATGCTGTAGATGATGTCGGATGCGATATTTCGTAATAAGTCTCACCAGCAATACCATTTCCATTCGCATCATAACCACAAAATACATCCAATGGACCATCTGTGTTAGTCCCCTTCCTCACATAGCGGTCCCAGCAGTCCTCAGGGATGCCTAAGGGGTCTGTTGGGCATTGATTGTTGTTTACAGTGATTGCTGTGTATGATGCAGAGTCTGTGCCAGCGACAAAACCCTCTGCATCGGCAGTTGGATCTGTGGGACTGTAAGAATAGGTGGTCCAGAATCCATAAGTGGAGTTTGGGGTGTAACCAGCAACGTTATCTCCCAACCAAAGTTGGAATTGCTCCAATTCTGTAAAATTACTGCGATTGTAGTCAAATGTATTTTCATCTAGACCAGTTGGGACGAAAACTAGGTCACTAGAGTTGTTGGGATCACGATAACATCTTCCTTGGACGGTGCCACGACTACAATTCCAAGTTTTCTTGCCACCAGCAAGTTTTCGCCTTTCTGTCAAGCGTGGTTTTGGTAAATTATTCAAAAATTCCATAAATGCTTGACCCTGAGAGCCTTTTGTAGTGCCCTCAATGCTCATATGCACTTGGAATTGTGCTTCTTCCTCTTTTGAGGCACAATATTTGTAAGGAAGGTATCCATATGCGACAGTTTTGCCATATGTGCGAGAATTTTCGTCCTCATCTGCCGCCATATAGGCACATGGCATCTGAAACCACTTCTTGATGTTGTAAATTATCGGTTGATCGACGTAAATGCAACGATTTCCACCAAAAGCACCGTAGAGACCATTCAATTCATTGCTTCTTCCCTCAATTCCCTCCAATTCTGACCCAACACGAGAGTGATACTTGGTTTGATACTCAGCAGCACCGTCATTTTGCGCCAAAACGTCAAACATTGACGCTGGTGGGAATGCATCGGTCAATGGAAGACCCATTCTGATGTCAATACAGTCAGCAGGAAGCGATTGGCACATTGCAAACTTGCCATCTGGGTCAACTTCCGCCAATTCCATGTAAGTGACAGGCACATTTGTGGTGCTTCCCTCAGTTAAAGCACCAAAACTTTGCTTAATGATGTTTTGATAGTCACTCATGTCGGTCCCGAGGTTGTCAGAATTCAACATCGAGCTTAAAGCGTCTGGTGTTGCCTTAATATCATCGGATGTAATCTTAGTTTCGACCGTAATTTGACTTCCCTGCTCAGCAATGTAGACTATTGGCGGGTTTTGGGGGTCATATCCCCTCCCTCTCTTCGTAATTACGATCTTTCGGATCACACCAGACGGAGAAATGTCTGCAATTTTTGCTTCTGCCGCTTCATATTGCAAAACTGTGTCAAATTCTCGGTCAGCTCTGCCATATTTGCGAGAAGCTTTGGTCAAAATACCCCTTTGAGAGTTTCTTGTCCCCCTTGCAGTCTCAGGTTCGGGGAATTGATTGATCCCATCCTTGTATGCAGACTTAAATCCACGTCTAACATTCTGTGCAGTGTCCTCTGCAGAGTATTCTTCCAACTGTTGTGGGTCAGAAATCACCAAAATGGGGTTGATGTAACCAACACCACCATTGATAATGCGGATTTCAGTAACTTCACCCTCTGTATTGACCACTGCTTCTGCCTCAGCAAGGTCCAAAGTGCGGGTTGGGATCAGTGCTGATGGGTCAATCTTGACTTTATAGTATTGAATATTCTTTTCAAACTCATAAACACCCCAAAATGCGACCTTATCTGGGATTCCATACCCCGACAAGACCACTGCAGTCGCTCCATCAGCAGCAGTTATGCTCTGATTGTAGCTAAATTTGTTTCCATCAGCGCCATTATACCTTCCCAACTCCATATAACCGCACTTCATCTTGTCTCCGAAGTAGAAAACGCGGTTAATTATCCATCCTTGGAAGATTTCACCCTTCCTAAAACTACCAGAAGACGAGGTATAGCGGAAAAATATAGTGCGATCATCAGTCCCAGCAGTCTGAAACGACTCTTCTACTCCAGATCCAGCGTTTCCTTCTAGGGTGATGGTGGATTTTGTGGTCTTCCAAGCATCTTCGCGGATCTGATAGAAGTGAGAATAGAATTCTCGGTTGGGAATACAGCATGGATAGCTTCTTGTAGTGCCTTGACCGTCATCAGCAGTGCATGTTGAGTTGGGACAACATGCCCTATCACTCAATTCATACTGAATTCCGAAGAGAGGACCATTCCAAGGGTATGATGTGTCATACAAATAATACATGAATTGGGAATCATACCCAAATTGGAATCCCAAAAACCTTGGGACAGCACCTTTGATGGCGCCATTCAGTCCATACAACCATTCAAAGTTTGCTTGTGTGTCCAAAATAGAGACACCAGACCCTCCACCATGGACATCCCCAACAGGCCAACCGTATCCATCAGTAGCAGGAGTGCCAATATTGCTATTTCTTCTGTATCTGTCGTAGGTGTGAGTGGTTTGATTCCATGCATACCACCCAGATTTGTCAATACATTGTCCTGTAGGACCAATTTTACCAATGTCAATGATTTGTTTCTTCTGAGCATCCAGAGAATCTGTGCGAAAAACATAGCAAAGGATGCCCTGATACCCATATTCGCCATTCATGGCGTCTTTGGGGGGCACAGGACCGCCACTCAGGTTGACTTCTTGAGATGGGTCAATGGTATAGAAGTTGTCAGACTCGGCAGATCCGTTGTGAATGACGTTATCTTTGAAATAGTGATACAGTGGGAGGATGTTTTCACCAGATCCTAGGTAGTCTGCAGCGTCTGCAGCATTGGTAAACACATATCCTAACTTGCCAACTAACTGATAACTAGCATTGTTATCACTAGCAGGAGGAGTAGCAGATAATGTAAGAATAGAATCATCATTACTTCTTCCTCTATAATGACTATAGAGCGGCACAGAGTTACCAACTTGTTTCTTAAGAATAAAGAACGCAGGAATATCCCCTGATCGGGGCTCGGGGTTGTATCCCCTCAGGACTTTACGCCACTCCTCGTTATCACCTACAGCATCCTCTTCTCTGAGTTGCTCTCTGTTGGTATACTTGTGATCGTATTTTGCGCCGCGATACCATCTGTAGATCGGTTGGCGACTATACTTAAAACAATCTCCTACACAGGTAGGCTCTTCATCGCCAATGTAGTGGACATTATCCCTGCCGAGCGGCATCGACCCAGGACCCTGATCAAGGAAGGAGAGTGTGTATGAAGACCCATCGTAATCGATCATGGGTCTTTCATAATCTTCTCCGTCTACAGGGTTGGGGAAACTACGACCAGTTTCAAGGATATAGGCGGGCATTCATGTTATTGAGCTTCCAGTTTATTTAGACGCTCATACAGATCATCCAGGATCTCTTTGATGTTGAGATACTTGTCGCTTCCTGGTGGTTTGTATTGTATCATGTCCGCCGAAGGCGGCGGCAATTTGGAAAGAGCACCCTCGCACTGAGCAACACGCTTTGAAAGATTCTCGATTGCTTTACCCACCTGTGTCAGTAAATACGCTAACTGATCAACCTCACTCTCCCCTTGGGGTGTAGTAGGATTCCCTGCAGGGTCATTGTAACTAATTGGATTCATTGGGTTAAACGCGGTTTTGGTTTTTCGCGGATTTTGTAATTACTCAGAAACTGACTTCCGAATAATGATAGATCCGTCCACTTCCTCGGAGTATTCTAATTCATCCCCACAGACCCATCCAGTTTCATCAAGTAACTCGTCGGGAAGTGTGATGAAGCAATCTCCATGCTCATCTTCCTCTACTGGAAGGATATATCTTTTACTCATAGTCATTGCAATACCTGTCAAATGTATGTAGTAAAACAAGAAATTGACAATATATGCAAATAGTGATGAGACTGACTATTTGCCCTTGAAGCGTGTTAGAAGTGCCTTGTAGGCGATTCTAGAGGTCTCTGAGAGGGTAATCAGAATATATTCTATTTGCTCTTTCATCGAGACCCTGTGGGAGATTTTCATACCCCCAAAATTTTTTTCAGTGGGGGGGACCCGTAGTTTCATTTGATTTCCCTCGGAATAACTCGAAGTCGATGCTATACTTTTGTAGGTTAGCGATAGGGAAGTTTTTATATATCAACCCCACAATACTGTCAAGGAGAGTATAACTAACTCTCCCCAACTCCTACATCATAGCATAGTCCTTCAGCAATGTAATAGTCGCAGAGTTGTTGATACTGAGTGAGGTAATCATCCAGGTCTAGGTCTATCATCCATTGCACCATTTCGATTATCTCATCAGGGGGTAATTGTCCCTCATCGTATAGATCTAGGAGCATCTCTAATCTATTAGGAATGCTCGCAATCTTGCTACCGTAGGTGTCACTCATGCGCCTGAGAATTGCTTAGCGTCACTGATAGCGAGTTGCTGAGATCTAAAGGGACCATACTTAGGACAACCATCGTAATTGTATGCCCAAAAGTATTTGTGAGACTTCTCCCAGACTCTTATATCCACTGGGGGAATTGTAGGGAGTTGGATAGTCTTACTCATGACCAGTCTCCTCTACTATCCTCTGAGAATTCGGGTGCTTGTCTATCATCGAAGAGATCTAAATCATCATCAGATTCTTCACTCAGAAACTCATCAATCCAATCGGTGTTAGGGTCAATGGTCATTGATAGTCTCCCTGGTCAAATGAGTCAAACTCTGTGGTCTTTCGTTGATACTTACCTGTGGAAAAGTCTGTGGAATAATCATCATAATTGGTGGAGGATTTCTTACTGTTACCCCACTGTCTTTTCTCTCGAATACTCTTAGGTCTCCGAGAATTGTAAGGATCATTCCGTTTGTAAGTGCGTCCCATTAGTGAATCAAAGTGTCTTGGAGTTGATTACAGATAAGACAATAAGTCTTCTCTGAGTTATTGTCAAGTGGTCTGTGAGGGTTTGTGTAGTGTCCTCTGAGATCTTGCGAGATCTGAGTTGATGTGTTACAGTCCGAGATGACTAAAAGATCACACATTCTTCAGAGGTAAACAACACAAACCAATGTTTTTTTATGTATTTAGTTTTCCACATGTTTTTCCACAAGTTATCAACAATCCTGTGGAAAACTACGCGGAGAGTGTTAATTAGATGGGCACGAAGTTAACAGTGAGAGCAATACGATTAGGGGTTGCATTGCCTTCGTATCCATGTGTAATCATGCTCGGGTAGATAATAACATCTCCTTCCTCCATTGGTGTAGTTGCTTCCGTTAAATTGTAGGGGGACATACCTTTGGAAGGAAATTGCATCACAGGATAATAACTAGAGGTCACATTACGTCTAAACTTAACAGGAGCATGTCCTGTCTCGTAGTTAATCAAAACAGTGGCAGAGAATAAACAATTAGAGTGCTCATGTGGTGCATACAATGCTCCTTCATTTGCTATCTCTAGATATGCCTCACTAATGGCAAAGTTTACATCATAGTTGTAAGTGGCATCATTAAACTTTTGGGCAATTTCGATTAGTTGTTGAGTGAGAAGTGGTGCCTCTTCGATACACTCATTCTTGTTACCAATTTGTTTTACATTGTGGCAAATTGATTCACGCCCAGACTCATCTTGAATCTTTACTTTGTTGATGTAAGTATAGACTTCATTTCGGAGTTGTGCATAATTATCGAGAGAATATCGTCCAACAGGAGTAGGAAACATTCCATAAACTTCCTGCGTTACTTTATTCTCCAGGTTGTCAGATAGTTGGGACATTGTGAATCAAATTGTTGAATACTATTTTATATCAGTTGTCAAAGTGCGTCAACGGTAACGCGGCGGAGGTTTAATCCTGAAAGTTGGTGTGCAACACGTTGTGCGATTGTGTCAGTTGGATTACGCTTTAACTTAGACTTTTCATACCAAATAGTTTGGCATTCATCCCAGGTTTCAACAGTGATTCGATACTCTTTCATTCTGCTTCTTCAATAGAATAGTAGAGCGATTCTGTCTTGTTGTTGATAAACTTGAGGACAGAAAGTGATGTGCGAGTGAGAGATTCTTTGCCACCATTGTTATACCATTCACGCACACTGCGGGAGGCGAAAGTTACAACACCAACCCAGAATCCGAGAATCGTAGCAATAGTGAGCAGCAAAGAATGAATCGAATTGAAATAGCGATCGAAGTAAGATTGCATGTCAGTTTGTGTCAACGAAGTCGGCAGCAGTGGTGAGAATGTTTGCAGTGAAATTGCGGGCATTGGGGGAATTGATGAAGAGAATTGCGAGAATGATTGTGAGCAGTAGTTTCACTTGATTAGCGTAGAAATTAGCAGGGCGAGACTTAGTTAATGCTGCTAACATACTCAAGCGAAGATGTAACCGTTAGTGAAATCACGCTCAACGTTGTTGTCAGAAATATACCACTTAAAATCACGCTGATACACACCATCAGTCAGAGAATTGCAAAACTCATTGATAAGTGCATTCAGGCGAGATTTGGTGGTATTTGTCTGCCAACCACCATCAAAAATGGTCATGAAGTTGTCACCAACCTCAGCGATCTTGTTGCCGTGAAGACGCACAACAGACACGTCAGATTCTTCATTGTAGGATACAGAAGTGTTAGCAGATTGCCAGTTAGCAGATGCTTTAACGGCGGCAATCATCTGAGACTCGATTTTACGCATGAGAGGCGATTAGTTAGTGGTTTGTGAAGGGAAATCCCCTCCACTTGTTAACAATACAGGATTTTAGGCGCTGTGCCTATTTCGTGTGACACTTTACCAACTGGTCCGCCTCATGCTTTTTTCATACAATCGGCGCTCATAATGCTCTTCGATCTCATCAGGGGTCATGTAATCTTCCCAGCAACCACTATCGAAATTCTTGGCATAAGTCGTCATAGGATGCTCCAACTGGGATTTGTTTGCAGAATCGTTGTAGTTTTGCATCTTGAATGTTTGAAACGGAGTTGATAGCGTTGATGCCAATGATGCTGCCGAAGGTGACAACAAAGGCGAGAAGAATCAGGCGCATAGTGCCTCGAATGCGTTACGATGTTGCTCAGCAAAGATAGCAGCGCAGGGCGCAGTGTTGATATACTCAACGATAAACTCTTTGCACTCTTCGATAGTATCAAACCCAGCAATGCGGGGATAGATGTAATTGAGAGTGCCGTCCGCAAGTTTAACCTCACGACGCGCATTCACGCGATACTTACCAGGATCGTCAGAATATTCGCGCAGGAGAGTGAATGCAGCAAGACGCTTTTCACCCAACCAGATGCTATCTTCCTCGATGAAGATATCCTCAACAAAGTGAATAGTATTGAGGACGTTGGTGTAATCGATGCCGATTTGTGCAGTCATTTGTTTAGTGGAGTGAAAAACCAAAGAATGATGAGAGATCCGAGAATTACCGTTGTCACGATTACATCCCGTTGAGGAAATCGTGGATCGCTTCCTGATACTCTTCGTAGGAAGAATAGCGATCCTGAAGATGTGCAGGGACCTCACGTTTTGCAGGTTTGCGACACTCAGCGACAGTGTAACCTTTCTGCTGAATGTAATCGTGGTAAACGTTGTTGCTCATTTTGTAGTAGTTAAAATCGAATTTGGGGGACATCAGTAGCGAGAATCGCCAGCGATAATTGCCTCATCAAGTTCTGCCTCAGTAGCAGCAGATTGCCAGGTATCGTAGAAGAGATCCCATGCAGCATTATCTGCAACGAAAGAGTGAATATCTGCCTGCTCGCAGATATAATCGTATGCCATATCACAATCGGCGTTGTTATCGAGAGTGAAAGCATACAGACCTTGGATTGCACTCATGAAAGCGCGATCTTCGGTGAGAGATTGAAACTGGTTTTTCATGGTTTAGAGTCAGAGTGACGTGGAGGGCGCTCCCCTCCACTCCTCTAAGATAGTCGATTTTGGGGGCAGTGCCAAAAAATTGTGCCACTACGCCGACTGGCACACTAGGAGGCGTCGTTATGTGTAAAATAGGAGACAATCAGTGCCTCTTCATCAGGGGTCAAATCATCGTCGTAATCTTCATGAATTTCAGTCAATTTATCGAGAGTTGCATACTCTCCAAGATTCAAATCTAGTTGTGCTTGAATTACATCATCAACCCAATCTTTAGGATTGGTGATTGACTTGATTGTGAGCGTGATTTGCTGATGAAACATACTCATTGTGCCTGTTGATTTATATAGTGCCAACCGACTTCAGTTGCTGTTGCTCGGTCATAATACTTTCCCTTTGCAGTTAATGTTTTGTAGTGATGCCTGATTACACCGTCTGGGTGCATTGTGCTGTTTTTGTATACCCAGACGTTGTAACCTTTGGTGCCTAGATTAACTTGGACAGGCGAAGGATTGCCACCTTTCTTAATCATAATTCAGCAGCAGCAAGCGAGACCAGAGTTAAAGAGTTGCGGTTCGGTGTGCATATCGGTCACAACGTAACCATAACCCTCAACGCGAGAATCTACTTCACGTTGAAAATCACGCTTGAGGATGTAACGCTTAGACTGACGTGCATTGCAGAAAGTAACAATCTTGAGCATGATCCGCTCACTAACATCACCGTTGGCATACTTCACGGGATAGAAGTCAACCATCATGTTGGCATCTTTGGAGGTCAGTTGCATTTAACGTCGTGGATTTCTTTGACCCTTATAGAATACACGATCTGGGGCGCCGTGCTCATTTTGTGTGCAGGTTGTCCAACTGTCACAAGCATTCTAGGTTTGCTCGTCTTTCTTCCTTTAATATTTTTTCAAGCACAACTTGATCATCTCGACCTACACGAAACCCATAGAAGAATCCCGCCTTGAATCCTATCGCACAACCAAGAATTGCACTTGCAAGATAAAGCATCAGAATGACTGTTCTAGTTTTTTGTGGTCAGCATTTGCGAGAGATAGTTGTCTCTCAAACTCCACACGCATTGCAATAACACGTTGGAGCAAATAGTTTTTGTAGTCTATATCATCGTCGTGAATCTGCACTTGAATAGATTCACACTGACGGATGAGATATTCTAGTTTGTCGATCTTATCAGACATAATGATTCTCCATGAAAGTCCATTCGTATTCACCATCTTGAGGATCTACGCCATCAACAATCCACTCCTCACAAATAGCAATAGCATCATCATTCTCTCCTCGTTTGACTTTATCACTCAGACGAAGAAAGAGAGTTTCTCCCATGTTTTCGATGGAAGTCTCACGCTCAAAGGTTTCACGATCCATGATTATTAAGAAAGAAAGGTGTTGAGTTTGGTGATGACATTATTCCAGAATGCTACATCATCTGGATCATCTTCATATTGATTGTTATCCTGCACAAGTGCAATCAAACGCTCAATTTCATACTGACTGAGAGTTGTTTCTGTTAATTGACTCATGTAATAGTCTTGACGATCTATTGGAGTTTCTAATTCAGATCCTTCCCAAAAGTCAATCCAATCGTTGTTAGTTGTTTCCATCAGAAAGGATTG